TTATTCAAGGTAAAATAGTAAACTGTGTTTATATTAAAATTATTAGTATAAGTTTCTATCACTCCAAAATTACTGTTAAGGGTTACCGCTGTTGAAATACTGCCAGTTTGGGCAACAAGACGATTAGCAATAGTGTCAGCGGTAATGACTGGATAATGAGGCATTGCTAAATAGCTAAAGTATGGAAAGGGAGCAAGAGCCACCCCTCCACCATCCATATAAACAAGTCCGTTATTGGTTCCGGTATTTTTTGGCGAAAAATGAATATGAATGCTTGGGTCTGAATTAGTAGTAACAGGAATTACGACAGGGCCATTTCCAGCTGGGGCATTTGCTATCATTGCATATTGAATAGCGCTTGTTGTAGCATAAACTCCTAATATAGTATTTCCATTAGGGTCTAAAAATCCAGTATTGGTTAGAAGTTGTAAATATTCAAAAGAGTTGTTAGTAGCATTGTTTGTTGCTGTCATTAAAACACCCCGAATGAAATATTTAAAGTACAAGCTCCTGACGAGCCAGACGAACCGCCAATCCAAAAAATAGAGATAACACAACTACCAACACTAGTATTTTGGATATCAATTAAAAAAGGAGTACCAAGCGAACAGTCCTGTAACGACACTAATACAACGCTATTTGCAACAATATAAGTATTATTCAATGTGATTGTATACATTGTATTAGCGCTATAATTATTTGAATAAATTTGGATGACTCCCAAGCTTTGATTACATGTTATGGCCGTTGCAAAACTAGTTTGTTGTTGCACAAGACGATTAGCAATAGTGTCAGCGGTAATGGTAGGATAATCAGTCATTGTCAAATAGGCAGAGCTTTGAGAAAGAACCAATCCCCCTCCATCTATATAAACAATTCCTGTGTAGGTAAGAGCTAAATGAATATCAATTGATGTGTCTGAGCCAGTGGTAGCGGCCGATATAGATGGACCGTTACCTTCTGCACTATTAGCTATTACTAAATAATTAACAGCATTGGCCGTAGGAGAAAGGCTTAATAATGAATTACCATTAGAGTCTAAAATGCCGGTATTTGATAAAAGAGATAGGTTTGCCGCAGAATTATTGATAGAATTAGTTGAACCTGGCATATATTCCTTTAATAAAGGGTAACATTCCCTTGTTTCATACAAGCAAGAAATTCAGTATTTGCAACGCTACAGATTATTTCAATCCAGAATCCTAATGCCTTAGCTTCCGAGTTAACTGGATATAGTGGTGTAATATAGCCACCGCTTCCAGTGGTTGTTGCCTGGTCTCCTAATTGAATTGTTTGTGTATTATTTTGATTTATTTGCCAGCCAACCTGGGTATTTGAAACTATTTGATAAGTATCACCAATTGAGCTAGTGGCAGGAAGAGTAAAAACTACCGCAGAAACATTATTATTTGCAATATATCCATTTCCAGTAGCTAAGGTAGTTGCGCTAGAATAAGTATTCCATCTTTGACCCGAAGACCAATTCCCTGTTAGAGCATTGACATATTCAAACAAACCGGTGTCAGCATTAATTCTTGTATATCCATTTACGGCAGTAGAAGGTCTTTGAGCGGTAGTTCCGCAGGGAATTTTTAGGGCGCTTGTGCTATTATATACGCCGACTATACCATTTGCTTTTGGTATAAATGTTATCCCGACACTTGCATCTTGGCCATCCGATGAAATACCAGGAGGGTCGCCCGCAACGTTATTGCATACATAAAGGAAATTAACAGGATTTACTACTGTATTACATAAGCTTAATATTGGAAGCCCATTTGCATCTAAAATGCCATCATCATTAAGAAATTTTAAAGTATTTACGCTTGCATTGTTAAGAAATGGAGTTTGGCTGATACTTGGAACTCCTGTATTTGAAGTAACGAGCACGCCAGAGTCAACCGTTGGCAAAAGAGCAAGAGCAGCCGCGGTGGAATATACTAAGCAATTTATAGATGGGACTAGACTTGCGCCTGTACCACCTTGCACCATTGAGATAGGAAATGTTGGAAGAGAAGCGGTATTAAATATTGTATTAATTCCGTTTCGTACCCCTACAACTTGGTCTGTTGGGGTAATATTACCCCCTGCTATAAACTTGCTAAAATAGGCTTGACTCATGATTATTTATCCTCAATCCCAAATATTATAAAGCGTTACAGTACAGCTCGGTGTTCCAGTGCTTATACAGCTTATAATGTCCCCCGAATTTACAACTTTAGCCTTTGGATTTAATTCTGAGTATGTGCTTGCAAAGGTATTTCCAGCAGGCACAGCTGCTGTACCTTTGGTTGTTACAAAAACATCATATCCAGAGGTATATGAAAATAGCGCCAAGAACTTTTTGTTCACTCCTGTTGAAGAAGCTTGGCCTAGTCCAACAGTGCTAGGAACAGTGAAAACGGCCGGAGTGCTCGCGGCAAGGGTTGTGCTATAAATTGTATCGCTAAATGCTTGTCCAAAATCATTGTAGAAATTTTTACTACTATCATATCTAAAATTAGTTGTCATAAATAAAATTCTCCTTAAAGTACAACTCCAATCCTTGAATCAACGACCCATTGTAAAGCTATGATATTCCCAGCGGCGGCATTGGTAGGAATATTGCAGCTAAAATAGCCTGAGGTTCCATACCACGAAGCAACAGTATTAATACAATATCCTGTTGTACCACTTATTGATAAATCTGGTGCAATAGAATACGGCTGGTTCCATCCGACGTTAGGATAAGCAATTATAGGGCTAAAAATCATTCCATTTGGGGAGTCAAAAGCTTTTGGTGTTTTATAGTGGATAGTTCCAGATGCTAAAGGCGATAAAATCACTGCGTAGTTTATTGTCCAGGCTGCTCCAGGGTTTCCGCTAAGTACAATAACCACATTATTCGCTATAGGCGTTGTGCTAATCACAGTAACTGGGTTAGAAGAAGAAGCTACCGCGGACGTAACATTAGAAGAAGCTGAAATACTTGCATCAGATATAGTAACAACCACAGGAGGGCCGAGAACTATGTGTGCATTAGTAGACGCTTGATTAACGGTACTCGTTCTTGTTGATGAGCCTGTTACAATATAGAAAAATGACCATGGTTGTGTAAGGGTTGCGGTAAATGTTACTTGAAGGCCGCCAGCTAAAGGAACATATCCTAGTATATATACTGGAGAACCACCGGCGGAATTAGTACTCAAAGCAACAAGAATGGTAGAAGATAGTGTAATACTCGCGTCTGAAACGGTATAGGTTACTCCTTCGATAGTTACGCCAGGAGTAGAATTGTTAACAACTCTAGGGTTTACAACTGAAGGAGAAAGATACGTTTCTTGACCGTTGGTTGTGGTGGTTGAGTATATTGGATAAAACCCGATCGCATAAGATTTCTCATAAAAAGCCTGGCATTGTGTTACAACCTCTTCTTGTGCTTTTGGCGAAGGGATGGTAGGGATACTGCCTGGAACACATGAAACCGTTGCAATTGATATTACATCATTTAAATTCATGGCTCCAAAGCCAACTACTATTGCAAAATAAACCGCTTGTTGAGTAGCCGGGGCTCCACTTAATGTCCATCCGCTAAAGTCCTTATAATTAAATCCTGTGGTAGATGAGGGAATAACTACAAATTGTCCTGTTCCATTTACATTTGGAATTTCTACCCATGCCCCACCTGCTGGTTGATTAATATTAGCAGTAACTGGGTGCCCATTAGGGTCAAGAGTTCCTACCAATGTTCTACCGGACGCAACGGTTGAGCCCGTTGGAATTGTTAATTGTCCTGCAATAGAGCCAGTGCCATACCATAATGATACTGTGCCGGTGATCCCGTTTAATTGATTTGTTGTGGCTTTTGATTGGATGGCTACAGATAATGGTCCGTTTAACATTTCCGAAACTTCATGATCTGTTAAATATCCTGTTAGATATTGAATAATTGCAACTTGTACTCCAGCAACCGCGGCAGTTAATGTAAGTTCTCCATTGGGGCCTCTGGAAGCAATCACACCAGAATCGACGGATTGAAAGACAATGGTTTGATCCCAAGCATAAAAACTCTTAGAAGGAGAAATAGCTATAGGGCCAACGGTATTGGCAAATTGAGATGGATTTAATGCAAAATCCCACCCAACTAGATAACTCGCAGTAGGAGTTGAAGTTGATGGAGTGGTTTGGGGTAATACTCCATTAGGCATTGCCTGCCTGGTTAATATAGGATTCCCTAATGCATCCTTCACTACGATGGTATATAACTGAATATTACCGCTTTGATCATATGGATAGTAATATAGACTAATATTGTTGCCTGAAGAGTCTTGCGGAGTTCCAGAGGATGATAATGTCACCGGATTAGATAAAGTTACATATGAATAATTAGGGGCCTGGCCAGTTAGCTGGTATAAGGGTTTAGGGGTTATTCCATCTGACTGAAAGGACCAAATTTGGCCACCGCTAAGGGGGTTTCCGGCTTTATCTACAAAGTAATCCTGAATGGAGTTGTCGCATATATATAGCGGGTTTAAAGGCATAACAAATCCTTTTGTTTATTGCTTTAAAAGTTAATTAATATTATAATATATAAAAAAATAAAAGGCTACAAAACATGGATATAAATAATTTTATTTCTAGGGAAGAATTTGCTTCAACTGTTAGGGAATTAAGACAGGAAATGAAAGAGAACAACCTTAGCGTGAAAACTGAATTATCAGAGCTTCGTAAATCTATTCAAACATTATTATATACAATGTTAACCTCTACTTTTTCAATTATAGCAGCAACTTTAGTTACTTTATTTTCTAGGTAAGTTGACATGGGTTTTATAACCATGATATGTTGTAGTTATTATGTTTCAAATACAAATACTTTTAATTATAATTTTTATTGTTTTATGTCTTAAATGATTTATCTAGTCCTTACCAAGGAACTTAATCAGCTCGTAACCTCCTAAATAGCCACCTGCTTTTGTTGCGGCTTTCCATCTGTTTGCGTCTCTTTTTTCGTAATATTTTTCTCTTGCTACTTCATGTTCAGTTTTTAATTTGCTCAACCCTTCTTCTAATTTAGCTCTTTGTTTTGGAAATTCTATATATTTACGAATTTCTTCGCGGCGTTCTGGGAAAAATTCTCTAAAAGGAGCTCTATATTTTTTATTTAAACTTTTTAACAAATCTTCTGGCTCAGTACGTCCTCTTCTATATTTAGTTAATTCTGGATTTTGTTTGTTTTCTAGCACCTTTACCCAATGTTTATTAGCATCTTCAAAAGCTTTTACTTCTTTTTCTCCGCCTGCTTTTCTTAAGGCGTTTTTTAAAGAATCTTCTAATTTAGCTCTTAATCTTTTAGCTGCTTCTAATGAATCTGTTTCGGCCGCTAAAAGACCTTGTTTGTTATCTATTTTTGTTGTTTTGTGTATAAATTTATCTAAATCTGACTTTGCTTGTTGAATAGTTCTTAGATTTTTAGTTTGAATTGCCTCGGGGATACGACGCAATTGTTTTTCAGATGCGACCTTACCTATGAAAAGTTCACGCACATCAGAAAGCAAATCCTTTTCGTTTAATTCTGCCTTTGTAATACCGGCTTTTTCGGCATTATTAAATAGTTCATTATAACGCCTATTTCCCTCTGTTTTTAAAGCTTTTAAATCTTCATGGGCAATTTCGTCTGCCAATTGTTTTGCTGGCTTTTCTCCATGAGAGCCCAGATATTCTTTTGTCATTTTTTCGTATTTTGCTAATTCTTCTGGCGGATGAACATATTCCCCAAAATATTTTTCATATTTTCTTTTAGCTAAATCTTTCGTAAAATTTGATACTTTAGCAATTTTACCTGGAATAGCAGAGGCTCCCTTCCATAGCCCCATAGCTCCTGGAATTATATTTGCACTTGCCCCGCCTTCTCCTGCTCCCATTAAAGTATTAGCTAACCTTGACTCTCCTTCAGGAGCGTAATCAATAAATCCCATTCCACCCCCTATTCCAGCTCCTAAAGCGCTACGACCTAGAAATGAAGCAGGTCCTCCAAATGGAATTGCAACAGATGGCGTTAAAACTCCAGCCCCGTATCCTGCCATAGCGGTTAAAGGATTGGCTTCTTTCGATTTTCTATAAGCATCTTCCCAATAGTCGTGAATGAATTTAGCTGATTCAGGCTGGCCTATTAATTGCATTAACCCTGCCCCCGGGCTTGCCATTGCTCTTTCAAAGCCAATTGCCGCTGATTTTAAATGGTTTTCTTTTGATGGATGACGTTGTTTTGTGGTTTCCACAACCGCACCATTATGTGAAGTCATGAATTTTTCTTCTAATTCTTTGGGGATATTATATACTTCGCCTTCGTGCGTTATTCTAACTGTGTCGCTCATTTATTTGTTTGCCTTATATTGAGACCAATCTTCAGGGGTTTCTTCTTCCTCATAAACCGGAAGTGATAGATTCTTTCGTGTTTTTTTCGCTTGTTGAATTAAAGAGTTAATAGTATTTTTTAATACTTCTTTAGTTGCTTTTTGGGACATCCCACGACCAGAAGGGTTAAATAACTCATGGTGATGTTTTCTTGACTCCTTATCTGCTGGAATTTTTAGACCTAAAGCGTACTCATTTGCCATTATCTCTAACAGCCTTTTTTGGGTTTCATAGTTTTCGCGGTTCTTTGAAGTTCCCGGAGTTAAGGTATCTGCCCATTTTTTTATAGTTCCCCATGGTCCTGCGTATTGAGTAGCTGCATCCAAATCAAGTTCTTCCCCTAGTGATAATGCTTTATCAATATTGTAAAGTTGCGTAGTTGCAGTTGGACTGTTTATGCTTTTTTCTAACATTTTTTGAAAATCATTAACTTTCTTTTTATTTGCTGGAGTGGGATTGGATTTATATTCTTTCAAAGCGTTTTCATAGGCTCTTTCCAACTTTACTGTTTGTGGATCTCTTCCTTTTCCGCTTGATAACATGTCAAAGGAATTAACTTCCGAAGAACCTTCCCCATATTTATCAACAAGAAAATTACGATCCATCACTCTTTTTAATTCGTTACTATGGCCTTTAAACCTAGAAAATGGGTTCTCCATTTCTTCTTGCATTTGACGCATATGCATTTGTTTATACATTTTATCTAATTCAAACTTTGGCCCCATATACTTATCTAAATTCCCAAAATGTGACGCTTGAGCGCCCTGTAAAGCTGTTTTTGCCTTACTTTCTTCTGGGTAAAGAGATGCCTTCCATTGCTCCAGCTGGGCCTTGGCTTTCTGATGAGGCTCGGCATACTTAGCCTCTGCTTCTTTAATAATATTAGCCAATTCTTGCTGTTTATCGGCTTGAGCCCCTTGGCGTCCTTGCCACATCAATGAAAATAAATCAGGCTTTTGACCTGAGGCCCCAATCTTTGGTTCTATTTTGCTGTAATCAACCCATCCAACCATAGTTCTTACCCTCCAAATATACTACCAAACAGACCTCCAAGGTTCCCACCTGCGCCAGTACCAAATAAGTTTGGCATCAATGATTGAAATAATGACGCCCTGTTTGCTCTATCATAACTTCTATTTAGATTTCTTTCGCGCTGCCCTTGAAAAGCTAAACTTCCAATTTGGTTAAAATTAGTTCCTAATGATTGAGCCAATCCAGGCGCTAAGGATTCTCCGCCAGCACTTACTCCCCAAGGAGGGGTAGCCTGCGGATTTCCAGCCATTCCGGTGAGCGCTCTTTCTATTCCTCCGCGTCTCCTGTACATATCTTGGCCTAATCTTCCCACTCTTTCTTCTTCCCCAGCCATTCCTCTACCTTGAGTGTTTGACATATGCTCCAAATATTCTCCCATGTCAGAGTTTAATAGATCTCTAACAACATCAGCTTGTTGTCTTTGAGAATAGGGAGTTCCTAACATTCCTCCAGCAGCGGCTGAATTTCTCATAGCCCCTAACATCTCTTTCGATTTAGTTTGGTATTGCTTTGAAGGCTCATAGCCTTGCATTAAACCTTGCATATGTTGGCCAGGATTTTCTGCCATTTGATTATATATAGGTTGATATCTTGACTCAGGAGCCTGAGGCATATTTTCATACATGCCTAGCATTCTTCTATATGCTTCATACTGAGACATCCTATCACTAGCTATCCTTTGCCTATCTTCCGCATGTTCGCTAAAGGCTCTTGGTCTATCTTCTAGGTGTTCGCTTTCCATTCTTTCTAGGTAGGGTCTTAGTAGACCAATCATTTCTTGTGAACTTCGATTAATATAAGGCTCTGCTGCCTCTTGCGGAGAGCTTGCTCCGCCACCTACTCTTGAAAATAAGTGCGAACCGACACTCGTCAAAAGAGGAAGTAAAGTTGACCAAATCATAGGTTATTCTCCTTGTGTTATACACTCGTTACTACCTGGGTAGTATTTCCAGCCCCGACAAATTGCATTTTATTCAACGTACTATTATACCAGAAAGTGCCTGCTATTGGAGGGGTGGAAGAGCCCAATAATTGAGTCACTTGAGCGGTCGTTAATGTTGGCATAACAAATCCTGCGCTTGAGAACCATTGGCGTAGGGTCTCGTTTAATTCGATTTCGTAATTTAAAATATTTGCAGAGTCTCCTGTTAAAAAGGTCGGTAAATCAGACATATTTTTTCTCCTTAATGCAGCTCTGCATAACCACCAGAACACACGAATTTTGACATGCCATAGAATCTAAATTTTAAGGTTAAATAATTCGCCGAGCCCAATCCCTCCCAGTTTAAAATATTCTGGCGATCGCCCTCAGTATTAAGAACCCTATATACCTCATTACTCCAAGTGATCCCCCCATCTCTTGAAACGGTTAATCCAATCTTTGGCTGATAACTCGCAACCCCTGTGAAATCTCTAAACATTGGAGCAACCCCAAGCTCAGAAACTTCTAATGCTATTGGGATATTGGTTCCCTCAAGACAAATCATAGCATTTGAGGGGAATGAAGCTTGCTCTGTGATTATATAAGTAGGGGTATTTGCTTCAAGTTGAGCCATAGTATAATTTGGATCTGTTCCTTGTTCTAAAGTAAAGGAAACACTATTGGTTCTAAACTGAGCACTATTAGGTAAACTTATAGTGTCACAAATTCTAATACGCGGAATTACAAAATTTAAATTAAGATCTTGATAACCATAATTTAATAGGTTCTCATTGTAAGTAGTATAAGCCGTTGAAGATTGATATATATTTGAATTATTTAATGATGCAAAATATAGTTCTCCATTAAAATATGCATAGCCACAAGCTGGATGGTAATTTAAATTGCAATCGCTTAAATTAAAGAACATTTGCGTAGTAAAATCATAAAGCAATGTAAGATTGTCTATATAGTTATAAAATGTTAACTGGTAAAACAAATGCCCGTCTTGGCGATAAATCATCCCAGCACTTTCTTTCGGATAAGCCACAGTAGATAATAGGTAATCGATTCCATCGGTAGATATCCGTTGAAATTCGCCCTTTCTATTGGCTACCATAATTACCGGAAGGTTAGACTCATTTTGAGCAAGCCATGCCACAAATTCATCTGAAGATGCAATGGTTGATACTGAAACTACTCCATAATCGACGTTTATACTATTGTTGCGCCTATAATTTTGAATGCCTCCAATTTGAGTCCAAATCTCAGATACTGTACTGCCCATCACTAGAACATTAGAGGCTTGCTCAGGAAGCCTTATCACAGCAAGAGCAGTATCAGGCTTTGTTTGAATGGTAAATTGACCCCCTGGAGTTGTTTGAACTATCAAAAAGGCATTATTGACATCATATTGATATACATACCAAATTGAAGTATTGGTTCCAAATAGAAAATAAGAATTTTGGTATTGCACATAGGTAGGGGCAAAAGGTAAACTCTGAGTGGTCCAATTTGCGCCTAGAGAATAATTGTAAATATAAGCATTTACTCCGTCGACAATACAAATTTGCTTATTTAAATTTTCCGCTGCAAAAACAGCCCCAGTTGAGGTTGTTGTTTGGCCAATCCAAGTAGGGTGAAAGACTTCATTTAAAATATAAACATCAGCATTAACAACGACAAGAATAAAATTACCTAAAACAGAATGGTAAATTAAACGCCCTTCGCTTTCTATAGTTTCTGCGAAAAATCCAGCCACCTTACAGTAGCCCGCAGTGTTACAAAGCCAGCCATCTGTTAGAAACATATTGTATGTCTGAGCGCTACTTATTTTCTGGTAACGGCCAAAAGTTGACCCACCTGAAATCGTTATCGGCACCTGCTGAGAGTCAGGAGTAGTTCTCATTTATCAAATCCATCCCGAATGGAAATTCGCCATCGCATAATTAATTGACTGGCTATTGCCCAATGTGGTCAATTTTCTCAAGGTCAAATCCATTGGCGCAGAGCGCTTACTCACTGCCATCTGATATTCACTTAACAACTTCTGGGCTTGAGGTGGAAAATTAAAGCTATAAGCAATGCATAATCTTTCTGCCAAGCGATACTGCAAATAGGTAATGTAGTAACTATCAAACATAGTTCCCAAATCATCATAGATAGAGGTTAAGGGAGGTAATTGAAATAATCCCGTCGCCATAAATTGGTATGCCTGGTCGGGGAAGAAATAAACAAAGATATTGCTTCCTGGAGTCCATCTAGGAGTAATTACTGTATAGGATAGAGTCCATAAGGCGCCAGGAGCCGCGGTAAGATCAACAGTTAAGGTATTAAAACCTTTTGTCACGCTAGTTACAGATACATTATTAGTACTGCTTACCATAGTCGCTGTAACAGTCGAGGTTGTCTCGACAGTTGGATCAACAATAGTAAGGGTAGCAACATTTGTATTAACGTTAGCACTGGTTTGGTTAACAATAGTCGAAACAGGCGTAGTAGAAGAATATGATAAAGACCAAACCGCCCCAGGTATTCCATTACAAACAACGGTTAAAGTCCCGCTTCCTGCTGACGCACTCGTTACAAATACACCATTAGAACTGCTTAACATCGTCGCTGTAACAGATGAAAGAGGGGTAATGTTTCCGTCTGTAATAATAATTGTAGAGTTATTTACTACAACACTGGTACCAATATTAGCTTGCGATACCATGTTTGTGATAGGCTCAGGTGTAGGTGTTATTAATTGATAAGCCCTCTCGTAATGATAAGTATATGGCAATGAATTAATATTCTCTACGCGAGCCGCCCCAAATTGGTAGTCTTGGGAGACTTTCTCCATGAAATAGCGAATTACACCATTGATATAGAATACTAAAGTTTCAAGCTTTACTAAATTTGGAATAAAGTATTGCTGCTGGCCTGGAATACCATAGAAGTTATATTGCGTGGTATAGTACGGCAGCATATCATCCATGATAGCTGACTCTGTAATGATCTCGTTTAACTTAATTAATCCTGTCTCTGCCTGCTCGGCTGCCACGTTTTGAAAGCCACGACTTACGATCTCACTTGTATAAAAAGCCTCATTGATAAGTTGAGCTGCACTGTAAATTATGGGCATCCTTGCCCTCCTTATATTACCAGAGGGGCATTAACCCCTCTAGCGTTATGGCCTTATAGAACGTCTATATATCCAGCAATAGTGAATGCAACATTATCATTGCTTGTTCCAGACCCTCCATAAGCTTGAGTACAATAATCTATTTCCATTACTGGAGTAGCAGCGTTATTCAATGCACATGGACAAACCAATTGCGCTACTTGAAAAAGACCTGCCGCTGCCC